AACGTCGGCACCGTCGGCGCGATTGGCGCAGGCATCGTGGCCTCGGGCGGCAGCACCACCCTGACGGGCGTGCAAGCGACCGACATCGTGACCGGTATCTCGAAGCCGACCAACGGTGCGAACGCCACCAACGCTGCAGCAGTCGGTGGCGCGGTGCTAACGGCCAACACGGCCACGCTGTACTACCTGGGCATCGGCACGGGCGCAACCCCGACCGCTTCCGAGGTGTACGGCATCCGTACCGCGCGCTTGGCACCTGTGGCCCCGCTCGTGGTGTTCCAGCAGTCGTTGGCTCCGGCCTCGGTGGCAGCTCTCACGACCGCTGAGCAGACCTTCACGATCGCGTCGCCGAACGCGCTTGTGGTCGGTACCCCGGTATGGATCAACAAGCCGAGCGCGACTCGTGGCTTGGCGATCCTCGGCGTGCGCGTCTCGGCGGCCAACACTTTGGCGGTCAACTATGCCAACCTGACGACCGCGCCGATCGTGCCGCCGACCGAGGTGTACACCATCGGCAACTTCCAAACGCCGCTGCCGGGCGCCGGGAACTGCGTGTATCAGACCGTGAACAACGCGGACAATGCAGCAGATGACCAGGGTAACGCGATCCGCAACGCCTTGGCCACTTTGGGCTTGATCGCAGGCGCTTAATGCTTCACTCTTGGGTCGTGGTGGGCGAAAGCCTCCACGACCGTTTTTACTACTTATGCTGAGGATAAAGATGCAGATTCGCCCCCTACGTGACCAGATCGTGGTCAAGATGCACAAGCCTGCCGACGTGACGCCGAGCGGGATTTATATTGGCATTCAGATCGATGATGGTCTGGTGAAAGAGATCGTGGACGCCACGGTCGTGGCGGTTGGGCCTGGGTTGCGGCTGCCGAATGGCCGACTGGATACGATGTGGGACTTGGCGCCGGGCGACAAGGTTCGCCTGAGCCCCGTGGGCAGCATGGAGCACAAGGTCGAGGGCGAAATCTTCACATTGATCCGCCGCGACGCGATTGTGGGCACGTATCAAGAGGTGGCAGCATGACCCCGCTCAAGAAGCAGCTTTATCAGGTTTTCGTGCACGACACCGAACAAAAGATGGAAGTGCCGATTGGCCCCGCGATGGACAACCCCGAGGCACTCTTCGGGCTGGCCGAGAAAGTGAATCTCGCCTCCATCAAAGGCAACATCAAGGGCTGGCGTGACGCGCATGTCGTGCCCGTTCAACCCCAAGGAGATTGACATGTCGTTTTCCGAATTCCCCAAGGCCATGACCCACCCCGGTTATCGGCCTGCCGTTCTGTCCAAGGACGAAGTTGATAGTCATGGCCGCCTGATTAAGAAAGCTGCACCGGGCTCCGGCGTGCGCTTCCCACCCGTCTACGTGAACAATCACGACCAAGAGCTGGAGTATGCCTCGCGCGGCTACGTCCCTAACGGTACGTCGGACCCGGAAGCTTACCGGCGCTCGGCGGCCGGCGCGGACATTCCCAATGAGCACAAGCACATCGAGTTCCCGAAGTGGTTGTATCGCATGGTTGAAGACGAGCTTGAAAGCAAGCTGGTGAAGGACCAGGCCGCCCAGGACTTACTGCGCGGTGCGTGGTTCGCGACGCCGGGTGACGCCCAAGCCTCGATCGAAGAAGACGAGGACGAGCAGCCAGCGGTCGAAGTGCGCAACGCAGCGGCAGGCAAAGCACCGCGGCGCTCTACGAAACCGGTTGAAGAAACGCAGCCCACGGAGTAAGCCATGTCCACCGCGGGCGCAATGATCCTCACCTCGTATCAAATGATCGGCTATTACGGGGCGAATGAGACCATGACGGGTGCTGACTCGGCGCTTGGTCTCGATCAGCTCAATAAGATGCTCGATTCCTGGTCGAACGAGGATCTTGCGTGCTTTGCGATTTTGGAACAGAGCTTTCCGCTCGTGGTGGGGCAGAACTCATACACGATCGGGCTCTCGGGCGGCGCGAATGTGCAGTCCGCGCGCCCGATCCGTTTGATCGAAGGCCCGGGCGCCGCGTACTTGCAGGACACGAACGCGAATAACTACCGCGTCGACATCGTGACCCGCGAGCAATGGAACCAGATTGCTAACCGGGGTGTGACGACGACCTCTAACATCCCGGATACGCTGTTCTACGATCCGCAGATGCCGCTGGGCGTGATCAACATCTGGCCCACGCCCACGATCGCGTACACCTTGTTCTTCGACTCGTTCCAGCAGTTCGCGGACTTGTCGACGCTCACGACGCCGTTCAACTTGCCGCCTGGGTATGAATTGGCTATCCAGGCGAACTTGGCGCTGTTGCTCGCGCCGTTCTGCAAGAACGCTACGGTCTCGACCGACGTGGTGAAGATCGCGGCGAAGTCGCTGGCGAATGTTAAGCGCTCGAATAGACGCAACAATGTCGCGCAGTTCGATCGTGAGATCACAAAGTCTGGGATGCCCAATTTTAATATTTATAGCGGACGCTACCAATGATTGTTGTATTTGGAAGATTTCTATAGCATGGGCGAAGCGCGTCAGGCAAATATCCAGCCCCAAGGAGCAAATATCATGGCAACGAAAAAGAAGTCCCCGATGAAAATGCGCGAGGCCAAGTCCGACGCCCCCAAGAAGGCTGACAAGAAGAATGGCCAGCCGATGTCGGCGATGGAGAACTACGCCCAACAGCGTAATGCCCAGATGAAAGCGGCCAAGGTCGTGCCGATCACGCGCGCCGACATCCATGAGCACTACGGCCCCGAGAGCGACGTGCATACACTTTCGCGCGCGGCCGAGATCCACATGAACAAGCCCCGCCATCGCGATGCCAAGATGGCGGCCAAGAAGCGCATGGCGGCGCTGTCGAAGGTGGCGGAGTCCTGATCCGTGGAGTCCCCGATCCTCGGCGGGTATTCGGTTAGCCGGTCTAAGACGCTGGCCGATAACCGGCTCGTGAACCTATACGCTGAAGTCGTCAGTGGCAAGGATGGGAAAGCCGTCGCTGGGCTCTTCGGGTGCCCAGGGCTAGACTTGCTCGGCACGGTCGGGCCAGGCCCGCAGCGAGGCTCCTATACGGCCTCCACCGGGACTCTTTATGTGGTCAGTGGCAACGGGCTGTACAGTGTCAGCAGTATCTTCGGCTCGGTTCTGGTCGGCACGCTCACGACCAACACTGGCGTCGTGCAAATGGTCGACAACGGGCTGCAACTGCTGGTGGTCGACGGTGCTGCCGGCTGGGTGCTGATCTTCGGCACGCTCACTTTTACACAGGTGCTCCCCGGCGCTCCGTTCGTCACGCAACCCTCGCTGCTCGCGTACCAGGATGGATTTGCGCTGGTCAACCTCGTGGGTACCGAAGAGTGGTTCCAATCGAACTTGAACGACTTCACGACCTGGAGCGCCTTGAACTTCACGTCGGCCGACTCCGCGCCGGGTGGCATCGTGGCACTGTACGATTTGCACCGCGAGGTCTGGATTTTCAAAACGAACCGCACCGAAGTGTGGATCAACGCGGGGCTGCCTAATTTCGCGTTTCAGCGTCTCCAAGGCGTACAGATCCCGCAGGGGTGCGCCGCGGCGTACTCAGTTTCCCGCATTGGCGACAGTATCGTGTGGCTCGGCGCCGACGAGCAGGGCCAGGGTGTCGTGTACATGTCGAACGGTTACCAAGCGGTACGCATCTCGACGCACTCGATCGAGTTTGAGATCGGCAAGATGTCGCTGATCAGCGACGCCACCGCGTACGTGTACCAGGACACTGGGCACTTCTTTTATGTGATCACATTCCCCACGGGCAACAAAACGTTCTGCTACGACGGCTCGACCCAGTTGTGGCACGAGCGCGCGGCATTCGAGAACGGCACTTTTAGCCGCCATATCGGCGCCACGTTCGCCTATGCCTACGGCAAGCAGGTCGTGGGGGATTTCCAGAATGGCAACTTGTACGCCTTTGACAACAATACCTACACCGACAATGGCGCCGTGCGTAAGTGGCTGCGCTCCTGGCGCGCGCTGCCCCCCGGCAAGCGCGTGTACGAGCCGATGCGCTTCGACTCACTGCTGATCGATTGCCAGACGGGGCTAAGCATCCCCGATGGCACGACGCCGCAATTCGTGCTGCGCTGGTCGGATGATGACGGCAATAACTGGTCTAACGAGGTGTGGACGGACGGCAACCGAGTGGGCAATACCGGCACGCGTATCATCTATCAGCGCTTGGGTATGACGAAGCGCGGTGGCGGGCTGGATCGCATCTTTGAATTGTCGGGCACTGACCCGGTACCGGTGGCGATTGTGGCCGCTGAAGTCGATGCGGTGCCCGTATGATAAGCGCCCAACTCCCCTTTCTGAATAAAGATGGCACGGTGGCCCGCGAGTGGTTCATTTTTCTCGCGACCTTGAACGTGCTGGTGCAGCCGAATACCCCTCCAGGTGGCACAGGCACGCTGGCCGACGTGTCACTCTTGGCGCAGCTCGACCAGACATCCACGATCGATGACTTGGCCAAGCTCAAGCAGGATTTGTACGACGCGATTCTTAACCACCCGCTTGAGGTGCCTGCTGCCGCGAGACAACAGCTACAGCTATTCAATGACCTGGCGCCCAGCGCTCGGCGCACGGACCTGAGAGCATCGGACTTCGAGCCCGTCGTCAAGCCGGATCGACGCCTGCTACATGACTTGGTTCAGCTCGACCAGATACCCCCAGGCTCTTGGCAGGCATACACCCCCGTCGTGACAGCCAACACAGGTACATTCACCACGGTGTCAGCGGCAGGCAGATTTCAGCGTATCGGCAAGACAGTAAGTTTTATGCTAGAGGTCGATGTAACCACAGTGGGCACTGCAGCCTCGGCCGTGCTGGCAACATTACCGGTAAAGGCGAACGTGTCACTACCCTCTGGGTTCCAGACTTGCGCCGGTCGAGAGATAAGCGCTACGGGCAAGGCTCTGTCGGGTACGACCGGGGTGCCTGATGGTAACCACGTAGAGATCGTATTCTACGATGATACTTTCCCCGGCGCATCGGGCAATAAAATGACGATAGGCGGCACATATGAGTCCGCTTAATTTCAGGAGCTTCGCATGACGACCCAAGCCACTAAACTGGTTCCCACCACGCTTTTGACCGGCGCATCGGCATCTTACGGCTCGGCGCCCGGCGCGGGCGTGGTGCAAATCATCCAGCGCGCGGTATTCTGCAACACGGACGCGGCCACGCACGCGATTACGGTCAATATCGTACCCGCCGCGGGCTCTGCGTCGTCTGCTAACGAGGTGATTAACCCGATCGGGCGTGTACTACAGCCTGGTGAGACCTACGTGTCGCCAGAGTTGGCGGGCATGGAGCTGATCGCGGGTGATTTGATCTTCGCATTCTGCGATACAGCGTCGAAAGTGAACATGACGATCAGCGGCCTGACGGTGACGCCGTGATAAATTTCTTCAAAATGGGTGAGAATGTCGACGTACTTCCACTTCTGGTAGCGCTTAAACAGATGCCAGAACTCTGGAATCAGCATACGTTGCGCACGACGCATGAAAATACCCCGCATGCGCAGGTATCCGATATCTGGCTACGTTTCAATGATATCTCGCTGTTTGAAAACGGTGGTGAAGACCCCTCGATTCTTGATCAGCACGAGTCAATAAACTACCCCGCCCTCGCAAGACTACCCGAGGCTCGGTTCCTGATATTCCAGATCATGGCCCGCGTGCAAGGAGAGCGCTTGGGGCGTTGCATGATCACGAAGTTGGCCCCGGGCGGGCGGATTACTCCGCATACCGATTCAGGGGACCATGCGGCGTACTACGAGCGCTTCCACATCGTGCTACAGGCCGCCCCAGGATGTATTTTCCGCGCTGGAGACGAGCAAGTTCAGATGCGCACGGGAGAATTTTGGTGGTTCCAGAATCAGGCCGAGCACGAAGTTATAAATAACAGCGTAGACGATCGCTTGCACCTCATCATAGATATCCACACTGGGCGTGGCGCACCGTGATCACCTATCAATTAGAGCGATTTGGGGAATTCTACCCAGAGGCGCGCATTCTGCTCGCCCGGCACTGGGAAGAAATTGCGCTTAATCGCGATGAGGTACCTCTCGATGTGGACGTAGCAGGCTACCAGGGGTTGGATGCAGCAGGTCAGCTACAGTTACTTACGGTCAGGTTGGATAGTGTGATGATCGGGTACCATTCGACCGTTGTGAAGCCACATTTGCACTATAATTCCACGTTAGTGGGGTTCGTAGATGTGTACTATATCGTGCCCGAGCATAGAGATAAGCCCCGAGTCGCTTTACGGCTATTTAAGGAGGCCGAGAAGGCTCTGAAAGCCCGGGGTGTGAAGTTAGTGATACAGACGACTAAATTACACTCGGACAAGAGCAAATTTCTCAAGTTTCTAGGCTACCAGCCTACTGAAATTGTTGTTAAAAAGATCCTCTAGGAGTCATCATGGCAATCGTTATTGGTGCGGGCGTCGCGGCAGCGGGCGCGGTCGGTAGCGCAGCCATCGGCTCAAGTGCATCTTCCAGCGCTGCGAATCAACAGGCGTCGTCGGCTAACAACGCGACCGCGCTCGAACAAGCCCAGTTCAATCAGACTACGGGCAACCTGGCGCCGTACTTGCAGACTGGCAACAACGCGAATGCGGCTTTGGCGGGATTTCTCGGGTTGCCCGGAGGCAACATCAACCCCGCCGACGCGGGACTCGGGATCCAGCAGTTCCAATACAATCCCGCAAGCGACCCCCTCTACAACTTCACATTGCAGCAGGGTGGGCAGGCCATCACGAACCAAGCGTCTGCGCTCGGTGGCGTGAACTCGGGGGCGACCCTGTTGGCGCTACAGAACTATGGGCAGAACACGGCCCAAAGTTCGTACCAGCAAGAATTCAATAACTACCAGACCCAGTTGAACAATATTTTCTCCCGGCTCTCGGGCACCGCGAACTCGGGGCAGAATGCCGCGGCCAACCTCGGCGGTCTAGGTGCGGCTTCAGCGGCGCAGCAAGGTAGCAATATTATCGGCGCGGGTAACGCGCAAGCGGCGGGTACGATTGGGTCGGCGAACTCGGTGAGCAGCGGTTTGCAGTCTCTGTTCAACAACCCGGCATTCAGCAGCGCGATTAATAATCTGGGTGGGGTAGGCGGGACGAGCGGTGCGGCGGGCCAGGTGTCTGGTGCGGGCGATTCCTTAATAGGCTAAGGAGCTAAGATCATGGCAGGCGACACCGTCGACGCAAGTATCCCGTTGGGGTATAAATTCCCGCAGCTTCCGACTGCCCAGAGCGTGGCCGCTGCACAGCAGATGCAGTACCGCAATCAGCTCGCGCAGCTTCAGGTGCAGGATGCTCAGCAGCAAGCTCAGCAGAAGAATGCTGTGCTGCAGCTATTTCAGCAGCCCGGCGCCGTAGACCCACAAACGGGGCTACCCACGGACGCCACGATCGGCAAGGTGTCACAGGTTAACCCCGATATGGGAGTGCAGCTGAAAAATAGTGTTGTGGCAACGCAGCAGAAACAGCAGCAGACAATTACGAACAATATCAACCAGCGTCTGTTGGGCATGAATATCAACGACCGCCAGCACGACAAGATGGTGGATATCGCC